TATTTTGATAAAATAAAAAGGACCATCACAGGTCCTCAGATAACTATTATCTCTTTCAATATTCTATTTTATAATCTTGTCATAGTACTTATAGTAAGATTCTGCATACTCATTTAGATTTTCAAAATATTTTATAGCAAAACTCTGCTGTGCTAATTCATTACCTTCATAGTGATTTAAGAAATTAAAGATTACTTGTTTTAGCTCATGCGGCTCAAAGATTTCATTGTTATTAAGACAATACTCTATCAATGACATATCTGGTCTGCTCGTACTTACTACAGACAATTCAATATCATTCATCTTGGCAACAATTTTTTCAATTGATTTAGATAAAATGCTTATTCTGTATTTTTCCAACTGGGTCTTCACTTTAGAATCTGATATACTGTGTTTTTTTATAATGGCTTCGTATATTTCCAACTCATCTATACTAGCTTCTATATCTTCATTTATACCGATTTTATTAGTGCTCAGCAAGTTTAAATACAAATAATCTCTCACGCTTTCGTTTAATTCTCCTAAAATATCTTTCGCTTCTTCTACCGCTTTTTTCACTTCCACTCCATCTCTCCCAATTTTAAAAGTTTGAAATTTATTAATACCGCAAATAAAACTAAATAACGCAGATGCTACTAGCCCTAATGTCACAATTTGCCAATTATAATTAAATAGTATTAAAACTGAAATCGGAGCAAAAATGATTATCAAAAACAATAATTTAATTCCAAAATTAATAAAAAACACCTTCCATTTTTCCTTAGTTACAGACATCATAATCCACCCTTTTATTTTTCACTATACCAAATAAAAACCAGCTGCTCAATTTTCAACAGATGGAAAGGGCTATATATTTAAAAAACTGGTTAACGCACCAGTCAGCGCCGCATGCGTGTTTTACATCCAGTATGGATAGGATATGAGATTGAACAGAAGTGTCGTCATCTGTTGAGACTAGTGGCCAGATACAAAGCCTCTGCCGGGCAACATAGCAATCTCCTGCTATATCATCATAAGATTATAAATGAGAAGTGGAGCGCAGACTCAATATAAGATTTATTTTTGTAATCATCTTCACTTCTCACTAATAACATTTTATCACCTTTTTTTACTCAAAAAGTGCCAAAAAAGTGCCATTTTCAATTTAACACTTCAATCCCAAGTGTTGTCGCCAGTTCAATAACAGCCTTCCGTTTCTCTCTTTTGTACTGTCTCTCTTCATAAGGAATATCAAGCATAATAGTTCTATCTTGTAAGTTATGAATGAACTTCTCAAACAGTATCTTTCTATGAATGTGCTCAAGTTGATTCATAATAGCATCGTATTTTTTAACCGCTTCTTGTGCTGCATGAACGTTATCGACATTATGAATTGCAGCATCTTCTACTTTTGAATGAAATTCATTACTGAAATTCGGTGGCGTAATCTTGTACATAGTCGTCATATTTGGAAATTTACGATCACCAGCCATTAACCGAAGCGTTAAATAGTCTTTAAAGAACTGTCTTACTGCTCTGACTGTCTGGATGTAGTTAATATCTTCAACTTGTGGTAGATTGAATAGTTGTCCCATAAAGTCGCCCCCATCACTTTATAAATTTTCGATAAACTCCCTTATTTTCTCAACCTTTTCAGCTGTATCAATAAAAGATTCTTCGCTAATTGCTTCTAATTCAATATTGTATTTAGCGATTTCTATGTTTTCGCCGTTACAAATCGCTTCTCTGGTAACTACATTTAATTTTTCAATTTGCATTTTCATCCTCCTAAAATATATTTCCCAAAATCCATAACACGCCTTTTATCAGCGCGCCTAGCATAAATACAGAAAGCAGGATCCAGAAAGCCCAAAAAGCAATACTTATAACGGTTACTCCGATTTTGTTAATCATATTCCACCTCCACAATCACTCGGCTTTCTTCGTCTTTATCGACTATGAAGTAATCAGAAAAGCCCTCGATATAATTTAAGTTGTCATTCTCTAAAAATCCTGCTTCCATCATGCCGTCGAAAATAAACTTTTTAGCAAATGCAATATTGTCTGGGTCTTTTTTCTTGTTGGGAATAATCCAGGTGAATTTAATTCGGCACGGTGTAGAGAAAGTCACACCGTGGCTCATAGCTCTTTTAACATAACAAGCGCAAATATAGGTCATTTGTTTTTTCACTTTAGCAGCGGCTTGTCTGTGCCCTCTCTCTTTGTTTATATAAGTGTTTAAATCAGTTAATGGCAACGGAATTATAATTTTGTTGCTAGTTGTGGTAGTCTTCGATAACTCTTGTTTCATAAATAACTTCTAACTCCTTGTCAGATAATTTATTTAGGTATTCGACTGTATGATTTGTATAATTAGCGATCACGTCTATTAGTTGTTTCCTCTCTTTAATTGTCATGTTGCCACCTTTTGACGTATAGACAAGCCATTCTTTCTTTTGAATTCTATTAGTGCGCTCCTGCTTATGCCCATATCTTCCGCTATTTCCGTATCAGTAAGCTTTTTACTCAATCGTCGATATTCAGTGACTGTAAATATCGAAAGTAACTGTGTTGGTGTAGCTAAACCTTTCTCTTTATCTCCTCTCGCTTCTAGTGTTTCTAGCTTTTTAATTAAATTTTTTCTATCTGTGAGAGTCTTGCTTTTTTCAATCATCGTAATAACTTCCCATTGCTTTTTTCTTAATTCCTTTCTGCTCATTTTCATCGCTCCCCGTTATAAAATTAAATGCTCAAAATGGCAAATCATCTTCATTAATATCAATCGGCTTACCTTCACTTGCAAATGAATCGCTCTTCTGACTCGTATCCGCTCGATATGAGCTTGTTTGATTGTTATTTGAATAATTAGCCTTGTTTTGGTAATTATTCGATGTAGCACCTTCTACGTTGTTATTTTTAGGTTCTAAGAATTGAACTGATTCAGCAACTACCTCAGTAACGAAAACACGTTTACCGTCGTTATCCTCATAATTACGAGTTTGAACACGTCCATCAACGCCCGCCATGCTTCCTTTCTTCAAGAAATTAGCAACGTTTTCTGCTGGTTTGCGCCAAACAACACAATTAATGAAATCTGCTTCTCGTTCTCCGTTTTGATTAGTGAACATACGATTTACTGCTAGCGTAAAAGTCGCAACAGCCGCGCCGGCTGGAGTGTAACGTAAATCAGGGTCTTTAGTTAATCGTCCTACAAGTACTACACGATTCATCATTCGTTTTCCTCCTCAATATCTTTAATTTTTGGTCGCTCTCCGTGAGTTTCAACCATATATTTTTTTGCTTTTTCAACTTCTTTTCTAAATTTGTCTAATCCATTTGCTTTAATTTTTTTCTGGATTAAAGGAATCACGCTATCTTTATAATATTCGATTGCTTTATCTCGAGTGTTTAAATCTAGAAAGTCTATGAGATCGATTGGAATATTAAACAATGAAGCTCCACTGGACATTTCATTAACGTGCAAGAATACTTGGGTTAATGTCCCTTCCGGATAAATTGCAAAGTCTATACCATCTATCGTCACTTGCATTCCCGCCTTCACAACCCAGCCACTTTTCGTCGCAATCTGGAACACTTTATCTTTTTCAGATATTTTTATTGTGCTAGTCATCTTCTTCCTCCCACTCGTCCCACCTATATGCAATTTTTTTCATAAATTCGTCTGCATGTTGATAACCAACTTCTATCAGCCATGCTTTAGCTTCTTCAAAAGTTAAATTCCCTGAACCTGAACCGAGTTGTTTAATAGCTACATTGAAATCGACTTCATAAACGGCTAGCCATTGTTCTAACGTTACAAGATTTATATCTAATGACCTTTCATTAATTAAATAATATTCTAATTCCTATATCGTCATGTCGTGATGCGTTGGAGCTTCTACTACAGTTGATATTCGACAATATAAGCTATTTGGTTGTTTAGCAATTAATCCTGGCATTATTCCAAACTCCTTCCGCAGAGCGGGCAATATAGTATTGAAAAATAATCATTATCTTCTCTTCCTCTAAGGGAACCCATTCCAACTAAGTTAGTTCCAATATTGTTCATTACTCTTATATCTCCTCTCTTAAGTTACTGTATTTTCCCTTAAAAGCTGTGTAACTGTTTAACAATTCGTCAGCTTCTTTATATAGTTTCTTACGGTAGTCAGAACGATATTCGTTTAATTCAGTCACAGTGAAGTGAGAACCTGTTTTAATAAAATCCCCCGGTTTTACAGTTCTAAATAAGCGTCCTCCGCTTGAACATAGCAAAACTACTTCTTGACTCGTGCTGTAAATCTGCACGACAACGCCATATTCTGTGATTATTCCTCCCTTATCTTTTATCTCGTCTCCGATTCGCAAATCCCTCAAGGCTCTTTTGTTTTTATATCTATCAAAAATAAAGATGAAGATTAAAGCAAAGAGACTTGCTACAGCTAATATACCTATAGATGCTAAAATACTCATTCCGCCACCTCTTTCTCGATAGACCAACCAGAGTCAATATTATTTACTAACCAGTCGTCATAAGCCTCTGTAATCTCTTTTTCTAATTGTTCAAGTGTTAATATATCGAACTCAATATTCAAGTCCGTTTTCAAAAGAAATGTTTCTGTTTCAAGTGATCCGTGCATACCAGTAGAAACGTAGAATCTTACTTTTTTATCGTTCATTCCGCCACCCAACGTTCTTTATAGACATCATCTACTTTTTCTAATTGACCCGAATACACTAAAATGACTTTTATCCAATCAAGACTATTCCAAATTTCCTCTGGTCTACTCGTGTCGTCATGAGGATGTATTCTTTCACTCATTTCTTCTATTGCTTCATAATAATCAAAACTTTTAACATATGGTCTATCATCTCTAGGACCTGAAAGTAAATCACGTTGTTTAGGACTATAAATGTAATCAATACTTACTTCGCAGCAACAGCCTGCTGTCCAAACGCTAGTCCCCTTATCATCAAAGTTATCCGTCATCGTAACAACTGGTAAATCAGGGTTTTCGATAATTAAATCTGCCAATTTTTTCATTTCTTCTTTTTGTCGTTCATTTACTCGTTTCATTCCGCCACCTCCAACAAATCCGGATTTTCGTGTATGTTGCCGTAAATCTCAATCTCTCTCATGCTTCACCCTCCGCTTCACCAGCCGCTTATATAAACGTTACGTTCATTTTCGATACAGCCTACTTCTTCTATTTCCGAGTGATTCCATCCGATGGTTAGCAAAATCTCTGCATTAGCTGGAAGCTCTTTTAGTTTCTCTATTAACTCGGCTACTGTCATCATGCTTCACCCTCCACTTCCTCAACAGGTTCCTTAAGTAACCAGTATGCTTCACCTTTATTCATTGCTTTAATCTCTGATTCTGTGAATTGTGTTTTATACTCACTTGCTTCATCATTACTACCTACAAGTTTCTGATTATCATAATGAACATTTAGATAACCAGTTGCGTGGTCAATAAGTTGTACATAATAAAGCGGTTCTTTCTCGACTTCGTAGCCGTCCATCCACGCGCGGGCGAGTAGTTCTTGATTATCAGCTGATGAAATTAACCATCCGTACATTTCATCAGGCATACCTGCATTGCCATAATCTAACAAACAAGCTAAATCGTATTCTCTTTGTTCACAGTGATTTATCCAGTCATCGGCAAATCGCGGAACTACTACCAGTTCTGGTTCCTTTTCTTTTGCAATAAAACAATCTTTAGTAGCTATTATCTTGTCCTTAGAAACTTTCACTAAAGAGTTGCCTGTTCCAAACTCTTTACCGTTGTACCAACCACTTAACAATTCATTGCCTACAATTACGTGTACGTTTTCGCCTTCCTTAAATCTCATGCTTGTTCCTCCTTCATAAAAACTAGCCAGTGCGTTTTAGAACGCTTATTACCGAAAAGCGGTTCAAAATCAATTATCTTTAAAATCTCGCTTAGCTTTATTTGGTCTTCGTTCCATTTGAAAATTAATGTTCCGTTCGGTTTCAAAACTCTCATACATTCGCTAAATCCTTTTTTTATATCATCTTTCCAAGTTCTCTGGTCTAACTTCCCATATTTTTTGGCCAACCAGGATTTATCACCTGCTTTGAGCAAATGCGGCGGATCAAAAACTACTAAGTGAAAGGTGTTGGCATCGAATGGCATACTTCTAAAATCTGCTACTACATCAGGCTTTACGACTAATTTCCTGCCATCGCACAATTCAGTTTCAAGCTCTCTATTGTCCATAAATGTAACGTTTTTATTTGTGCGGTTAAACCAGAACATTCTGCTACCGCAACAAGCATCCAATATTTTCACGCCTGCACCTCATTCCTAGCCGCTAATTTCGCTTTAATTTCAGCGACTTTCTTTTCTAAGTCTTCGCTTGATTCTGTTGTTGAATTTTCTTGTTTTGTTTGTTTCTGCTCTTTGTCGAACCAGTCCGGCAATACTTCTTCTTTAACTGGTTTGTTATATTTGTTGTAAGTGGGCTTGTTATATTTTTGCTCTAACTCTATCTGTCGTTGTTTTTCCGCTGCATCAACATCAGCTATTGTTTTAAATCCTCTGCTTTCCCAGTTTTTAAGAATCTTATTAACGTAAGCGTAATTACGTTTGTTAGCTCCTTGCTCTGATGTAACTTCCAAAGCCTTCATGACAATTTCTCGATTACCTGCAAAATCATCTACCCAAGCAAGCAGTTTTTCTAGTTCAACTGGAAGCATCATTCCGAATCCGTTTTGCTCCCAAAAATCCTTGAAATTTAAATCGCTGTTGTTGTTAATATCTTTCTTTAATTCTTTAATTCTTAAGTTCTTTAATTCTTGTTTATGTCCCTTTCGTTGTACCATTTGATGTTCTTTCGTTGTATCTTCCGTTGTGTCAATCGTTGTCCCTTTCGTTGTTCTTATTTCCTCAGAAATGCCTTGAAAGTCGTTGTAATTACTGATTTCGTACGTTGTCCCTTTTTGTCTACTTTTAGTTATCGTTATCATGTCATTTTTTTTCAATAGTTCTAAGAACTTTCGAACCTGTTTTCTGTCCGCATTCCATCGATTTGAAAGCCATAATTCAGATGTATGTTTTTGTCCTCTTTTTATCGTTATTAACTCTCCGTTTATCAAAATATCCCTATCTTGGTGATTGGCTAAAAGGAGCAAATCCAACCACCATTTTAAATATTTTTCATTCTCCCAAATCCAATGTTCTTGTAGAGAACGATAAATTTTTATCCAACCACTAGACATGCTCCTTTTCTCCTTTCATTTAGATCATTGACCCTTGAACCTCCGAACCAGCTTCTAACGTGTCAGACGGCGTTATGGGCGCATCTATGATATCTGGTATTGATTCATCTTCTGTAACGTCTTTTCGTTCTCTAGGCTCTGCTTCGTCCTCTGTAACCGCTGTTTGCATGTCGATGGATAAGATGCCCCATTTACTTAACATGTTTCTAAGAACAGTCTTTTTAGCCATTGCATCGTAATCTTTTTTCCATCCAAAATCTGATTTACTAAATTTCTTTTTATGTGCTTCAATTTCTTTGCGAGTCCAATAGACCGTTTTTTCAAAACCATTTATCAACTGAAAATAACCACAGTAACCAATGACTTTTTCACTTGTATTGTTGTCTAAATCTAATTCGATTTCTTCAGTAAGTCGATTCCATTTTAGTAACTCGCCATCTCGCACTTCGATAACATTAATGCTTTTATATTGTCCTGTGCGTAGCGCTAACTGGATGTATCCTTTATAACCAAGCTGAAACTGTGCTCTGCCTTTGTAAGGAACAATCCACGCATAACCTAAATTTTTGTCAATCGGTAAATCTAGTGTTGCCGCTACCATGGCAGAAGTAACAACCGTCATCGGGTCAGTTTTTTGTAAATAGTCGTCGCCATTATAAAGATTTAAAAGGGAAGTTAAAAATTGAGGTGCTTTTTTATCTAGGACACTTTCAAATTTCTTGCGCATTGTCGGCGCTTCTAGCAATCCTTTTAAACCTAATGATTGCGCGCTTGCTACTTGTCCTCCATTTTGTTTGTTTGCTAATTTATTTTTTAATTCGTCGTTAGTTGACATAATTATTTATTCTCCTTCACTGCAAATTTTCTATAGCTAGATTCTTTCTGTAATTTTTTGTAAATATCTGGATGTTCTTCTTTTAAACGTTTAGTATCTACTCTTGAAGTCGTAACAGGCTTCCATGTAATCGTAAAATCGTCTGTAATGCCCGTTTCAGCTTCTTTTAAATCATTCTTGATATTATTATCAATTTCTTTTTTTCGTGTTTCTAAGAGCTTTATATCACGTTCTAAATTTGTTCTTTCAGCCAAATAATCGTTGTATGTTTTTGATAAAATAACTTGTTTATCTTCTGACTTAGCAAAACGATCTTTTAAATATTTTTCTGCGGCACTTGAACCGTCTAGCGCTGGCGCTACATATCCTTTTACGTTCGTTTCCCAAAAGTCTAACTCAAAAGCAATTATTTGATTGATTAACTCGTCATCGCGTTTAATTTCTTTCCAAATGAATTTATTTCCTCCAATAAGAACAGCTACATATGCTTTGCTTTTACCTGTGACCGCTAAATAGTGTTGTATTTGCACTAGGTAAGTCGCTGGTACTTCGTCAGCTTCCCATTCTTTTGCTAGATATGCTGATGCTGTTTTACATTCCAAAATAGCGTCTTCACCAACCACAAACCTATCAACGTTCGCCAACATAAAATCATGCTCTGGATGTTGATACATCATGTTGCTACGTCTTACTTTCTTTCCAGTTCGCTTTTCGAATTCTTTTGCGACAACTTCTTCCATTTGATTGCCCCAGTATGCGGCTTCTCCCGCTGATTCATCTGGTAAAACTTGGTCTGTCTTATCTAGCCACAGCTCGAAAGCTGTTTTGTACTGATTTAACCCCATGATGATTCCCGCATCGCTTCCGCCGATACCTAGGCGCCGAGTCAGCAACCATTGTGCCCTATCCATGTCTTTTACGCTCGCTAAGATGTTCATTGTCTTTTCTTTTGCAATAGCCATATATGTTACCTCCATTGATTTTTTAATGGACCTGAGGTATAATTTCCTTAAGTTAATATCTCAAATCCCTTAAGTACGCACTGCTATGCGTGCTTTTTTAATGTCTGAAATCGTCGTTCCAAAGATCATCAACCACAAGCGGGTTTTCAACCACGTTTATCACTTCCTCTCATCCAGTAGCCTGCGATTACAGACATGAATGAAACTAAAATCATTACTGCAAAAACATCCATTATCTTGTGACCTCCTCATAGCCTTTAAGCTTCAGCTCTTCGATATAGTCTGTCATTTTTTCGCAACCTGTTTCAATTAGTGGTATTCTTTGTTGAAAAGCCGGATTAGCTATCATTTTTGTTAAATTGTTTACATGAATTTCACTTCTACCAAAACTCGTTTCTTTTCTAAAAACTCTCTCTGTCATTTTATTAGCCTCCTTGGGATAATAATTTCGCGTAAATGTCCATTTACAAGCTCTTTTGTGACTTCATACTTTTTATTAAATGTTTCAGCTCTTTTTTTGCGCTCAACTTCATCAATCTTTTTAAATCGCTCTTTTACAATGTTGTTTATTTCTGTGAAATTAATACTATTTGACTCATAGCCTTCATAGCTAGCTGATACTAAAACTTCGCTCATTTTCCGCAACTCCTTACTAATCCAGATTTTTGATAATATTGATCACGTTTGTTTAAAACTTGTTGCAAGTCGATATTGAAAGCTTTTGCGATGCTTGTATTTAGCGTTAATCCCGCTGCTATAACGTCTGTTATCTCCGTAATCGCTTTTTTTGCTGCTTCTCGCTGATTCATGTCACCTCTTTTCAAAGTGAATGACATAGCTTCTAAGCCTTGTTTTAGCGCTTTTATTGATTCTGCTACTTCTGCTTCAAAGCAAGCTGTTAACGTCATGTGATGTCCGTCTAAGCCGTCTAAAAGCGGTGGTATCATTCCATTGCTGAATTCGTGCGCAAACATGTATGTGCTTTGTGGTTCGTTATAGCTGTCAATTAACAACTTAGCTTGTTCTTCTGAAACTGTTCGCTTCCCGTTCACTTGATTGCTTACCAATGCTGGTGTTACATAACTGTCTATTGCTAGCTCTTTTTGCGAATGAGTTTCTGCTAAAACTCGCATCGCATTTTGTGCATATGTTGATTTTTGAAACATAATATCTCAATCCTTTTTTGTTAATTTTTCAGCGACTAATTAACAACTTATCGTTATATACTATTGTTAGTCGCTCCCCAGTGACTGTAAGTTGTCTGCGAGCGCCGTTGTGGTAGGCGGTGCTTAGCTTAAAACTAAACCATGTTCTTCAAGTAGTTTGTTTAATAGGTAAACTTGCCCTTTGCCGGTCACTCTCGGCGTGTATGTTGTCACCATTAATCCATTCCTATCTGTATGAATATGCGTTTTTTGCTCGAATAATCCCAAGTTCATTGCCTTTTGCGATGGCTTGTTATAATAAGTCCCTTTATTTAGCAAATATCCGCTTCCTCTTAGCCATTCAAAAAGCCTGTTTTGCCCAATATCTAAGCCATTTTGTTTAAGGATTGTCGCTAAGTCTTTTACTAAAACTGTATTCTCGCTCGTTTGTACAGCATCTGCAAAAATCACTTTCGGTTTTTGTTCCTCGATTTGATTTAAAGCCTCTTGCTTCTCTTGTTGCTCCTCAATCCACTTTTTAGCTCTAGCGACTGGGTCATCTATCATGTAAGAAAATGCTGGATATTCAGTTGCTAGTTTCCTCGCTTGTTTTTCTACTTCAATGAAGTATTTTCTAATTGCGCGACCTTGCTCTGTATTTTCAACCATCGCTAATTCTTTTCCAGAATCAAGAGTAAAGATATAGTCTATTGATGTCGTGCCACCAATTGCTCGTTTCTCATTTTTGAGAAGTGAGAAAAAATCTTCATTTTCTACAAATCCATATTGACGAATTCGTCTTTTAATCCAATCAGCAAATTTTGTTGTAGTCATTAGTTTTTCATGTAATGTTCTGGCATTTACAAATTTCTCGCCTTTTTCATTTTCTAAAACTGGTAACATTTCATTTGCAATTACTTGTAAATTTGACATTTTGTTCTCCTTTCTGTTCGCCCTTCCACAGTGCTATAGTTTTTATGAAGGGAGGTGGGTAAAATGGGAGTTAAAATTAAATTTGATTCAAAAAAATTAGAGAGACAAATTAAAGAACAAAGCCTAAAAATCGCCAAGGAAGATATTATTAAAAATGGAACGGAAGGGACCTGTCCCGAATGTTCGCATGTATTTACAGTTAAACCCGGAGTAAACACATGTCCCGATTGCGGGAATGAATTTACTGTGAAAATCAAGTAAATCACTTCACCTTAATTTCTAACGAGTTTATAGTCCTAGCCAATTCTTCAGCCAAAGAGTTGGCTTCGCTTAATCTCGTTCCTAACAAAGTAGCGTTTTCTATGGAATCATCTACTCCATTTAGCTCTACTTCCATTTTGATAATTTTTAGCTCTTGATCTTTTTCAAGTAAATCTAAAATGTTTTTTATAGTGTTGTACTTAACGAATAATCTATTCTCTTTTTCATTACCATTTTCTAAAATTGTTTCTAGTTTAATAATTGCTTGTTTGATGTTATTCATTTTTCTTCCTCCTCTATTTGTTTTAAAAAAGCCTCTACTTCTAAACCATCCACATCTATTCTTTCTGGATAGCATTCAATAATTAACTTTGGTCGTTTACCGCCTAGTATTTCTAAATGAACACCTGTTACAAATCGTCCTACTTTCCAGTCACCAAGTTGAATGGCATTATATGCAGACCCATCTTCTCTTTGACTAGTTTTGATTGACAAAGTTAACTCTTCGTTACTCATTTTCTAGCCTCCTATTTTTGGTTACTCTCCAATCTGCTATAATTAGTTTGATTGGAGGTGATTATTTTGGATTACGAAAAAGCAAATCTTTCTTTGGAATTAATTAAAGCAATGTTAGAACATAATGCTCGAATTAATAACACAATCGGTCAAACTTCTATCGGGAGCACAGAAGTTTCTGCTGAAAAAGTTGCCAAAGACTTTTTACATTTGTACGAAGCTCTACCAAAATGATTTATTTTAGGATTTCTGCTATGGCTGCAACCATGGCAGAATCTCCAATTTTAATATGTTTTTCCAGATTACTTACGCCAATGTCTATAGCCCTTTTCTTTAATTCTCTGATTTCTTTTTCAACTTTTAAAGCTTCATTTTTTTCATCAACAGTCATTTTCTAGCCTCCTTTATTAGTTTGCGATTAACTCATTCGCTTTGCGCTCCCAGTATCTATTAATAGCAGCTTCTTGTTTTTCCTGGTTTTCCTCACGCCATTTCCTGCTATATTCTCTTACATGTTCTCTGTTCTTATCTCTCCACTGTTGTTGGTATACTCTCCGTGCTTCCTTTGCTTTTTCGCTTAACATGGTTTAGCCTCCTGTTTTGGTTACTCTCCAATCTGCTATAATTAGTTTGATTGGAGGTGATAATATGATTAAAGTTTCGCTAATTGAAGAAGGGAAAGTTCTTCAAAATATGGAACTCTATTATTTACCTAGAAAAGGTGACGTCATTTCAAGTACCAATATAAAAGCACCGCATTACCTAGTTAATGTAGTAGCACATGTAGATGGTCACGAACTGGTAAATTTACATGTCCAGGAATTCGCGAATCAAGTTGTCGCAGGCAATGAGATTAACGGTTTCCGAAATAATCGATGAATCTATTGTTTTAATCCAATATGCATTTTTAATTGTTTCGCTATCTAAGTACACTGCTTGTTTGGTAAGCACAATAACTTTTTGTCCACCTTGATAAGTTACATAACCCTTCCTAACAAGCAGTGTGCCTTCAGTTGTTTCCTCAATTCTTCCAACTACTCGTCCCGCAATTTCTAAAATGTCTCCTACTTTCATTTTCTAGCCTCCTATTTTTGTTAGTTTTTTATTATCACTATTAGTGATTTCTTTATTAAAAAAAATTTCTCCAACGCTTTTTCCGTAAAAATTTGCTACTTTAATCTTTGTTTTATCTGAACTACCTCGATAACCTGCTTCCATTTTAGAAAGTAAACTATAAGAAATACCGATAGCCTCAGCTGCTTCTAATTGTGTAATACCTTTAGCAATGCGAATTTTTTTGAGATTATTAATATTAATCACCGCCTTTATCACTCTATGTGATAATAATACTATCACTTTACGTGATTGTCAATCACTTTTTGTGATTTTTGTTTATTTTTTTTAAAATATCACTTATAGTGATACTTAAGAAGGAGGGAGATATTATGACTATAGGCAAAAAAATATCTGAGTTGAGAAATAAAAGAGGTATCTCTCAAATTCAACTTGCAAAAGATTTAAATGTTTCAACAAGTACTATAGGAATGTGGGAAACAGACAAACGTGCTATAAAAGATGAATTAATCGTTCAGTTAGCCGATTACTTTAATGTAACAACTGATTATTTATTAGGTCGTGAAAAATTCGACAACAGCGACTTACTAGCTGCGCATATTGACAATGATTTGACGGAAGAAGAACGAATAGAGATAGAAAAATATTTAAAATTTATCAGATCACAAAAAGAGTAGTTGCCTAAAAATTAACATTAGGGGGCTAATTGATGAATAAAACAAGTTATGAATTAAAGCAAGAGTTTCCAGAATTGAATTTTGTTATAAATAACAACTTACCAACAAAACTTTTCGGACTTATACAGAATAAAGTAGTACATCTTCATCCTGATTTGTCAGAAAATGAACTTAGATGTACTATAATAGAAGAAGCAATGCACTGGAAATATACCGCTGGAGATATAACAAAATTTAATAATGTAGAAAATATCAAGCAGGAGAAATTTGCGCGTCGTAAAGCGCATGAATATTTAGTAAATATACAATCACTCGCTTTATGCTACGATCTTGGCTACAGAACATATTATGAAGCTGCTACTTTTTTAAATGTTACTGAAAAATTTTTGATTGAAGCAGTAGAGAATTATAGAGAAAAATATGGACTAATGTATAATAATGGTAATTATATTATACATTTTGGCTCTACCATTCAAGTTTTCCAGGAGGATAACTCTTTTTATCCTTATGATTATGGGTGCTAATAAATTTTGACGAGGTGAACATATGTATTGCCCTAAATGCGGACATGCACTAGACAATCACGAAAATCAATGTCCTAACTGTCTAACACCAATCATTTATCAAAGCAACAACAACGGAAAAGCACAAAAAGCCGGCGAAATTATGGAAGAATCTGGTAAATTAATGTCAGGATGTGGTTGTTTAATGACATTGTTGATAACTATTCCTGTCATAGTAATTTTAATAATTATGTTTTTATAAAAAGGAGATAACGGGATGAGTAAGTATAGTTACTTGTTAAAAAAATGGTGGTTTTGGGCTCTTGCTATATTATTTTTAGTTATTTTATTTTACAGCTTTTGGGTAATAATATACTTGGTGGCACTAGCTTCCTTAATATTCGGGATAGTAAAAGTTGTTAAAAATGAAAACAGACGAAAATACACAATAATATTGACTATATCCGCTATATTTCTAATCACCTTTTCACTAATAAGAGTTGTACAGATGTATAACTATGTTATTAATAATCCAGAAGAAACTACAGCAAATGAGCAAAAAAAGAATACTGTCCAAGATGAGCAAACGGAAAAACCCGCTCAAGAAGACGCTGCCGAGGACGAGCAAGCAGAAGAACCTGCTCAAGATGATGTATCTACACCCTCTAAAATTACATCAGATAGTATAGAGTTATTTAATGAGTCAATTGATCGCTTGATTTCTGATTCGAGCGGGGTACTAATAAAAGTGGTTCCATTTGAAAATGAATATGATATGTTAATTGCGTACGTATCTCAAGATTTAAAATATCAAGATGAAGCAACTAAACAAAAAAATGTTGATTATTTAGGAAGCGAAATACAGCAACGTGCTCTAGGTACGCTCTTTGGTGGAGATAACAATCTAAGACCAATGGTTGAGTTCAGATATAAAGATGAGACAAAGATGGCTGGAAGTAGTGCTTTTGATAAAACTAATATGAAGCTCAAAGGAAAATAAAATATAAAGGGAGCAGATAAGATGAAAAAAGGGATGGTTTTATTAACGGGGTTTTTATTAGCTTTTAGTATTTTTTTAGTAGGTTGTGGAAATGAAAAAAATGATATACAAGTTACAAATACCAATGATAAAAGTAATTTCAAAGAAAAAGAAGAAGCTCAAATGAAGTTAACAGAAACAGAAATTACACCAAATGATAAAGGCGACTTTAGCATAATGGGCGTTGTCGATGAAGGTGCATCTGTTTATATTGAGTCAGAAGAAGCAGAAGTTAATTCATCGGGGATGTTCGTTGCTTCTAGCAACTACACCGGCTCGGAAGAAATTCAATATACTGTTACAGCTAAAGAAGCTGGAAAAACTGATAATGTACAAATTGTAACTATACTTCCACCCACTCTGAAAGAATACAGCGTTGGTGATACACAAGAAATCGGCGGGATAAAAGTAACTTTAACTAGTGTTGAGAAAACGAACGAAAGAAATCAATTTGATGATACCAAGCCTAAGAATGTAGTTAAAATAAGTTATAAAGTTGAAAATAATTCTGGATCCGAGTATTTTGTTGATTCTGATATTGATGTATATGATTCTAAAGGCACGATGGGTGAAAGATACCCACTCGACAACACGACCGGAAAAATACCAAACGGAAAAAATATGAATGCACAATTCCATGCAGGGATTAATGAAAGCGGAAATATTGAAATCATCTTTAACTTATTTTCCGATGCAAATTTAACTTTTCATGCAAAAATTTAAAAGAGAGCCTCCTGGCTTTTCTTTTTACCGAAAAAAGAACATACGTACGGAAGGAGAAAGGAAATGAAGGCAGCTATTTATATACGTGTTTCTACTCAAGAGCAAGTAGAAAATTATTCAATACAAGCTCAAACTGAAAAACTAACAGCATTGTGCCGCTCGAAGGACTGGGACGTATACGATATTTTCATTGACGGCGGATACTCCGGCTCAAATATGAATCGTCCCGCATTAAATGAAATGCTAAGTAAACTACACGAAATTGATGCTGTAGTCGTATATCGATTAGACAGACTATCCCGCTCACAAAGAGACACAATAACGCTTATTGAAGAATACTTCTTAAAAAACAATGTAGAGTTTGTTAGTTTGTCTGAAACGCTTGATACTAGTTCCCCTTTCGGTCGTGCAATGATTGGTATATTATCAGTATTCGCACAGCTAGAGCGCGAAACAATCCGAGATCGTATGGTGATGGGGAAAATTAAGCGTATTGAAGCAGGTCTTCCGTTAACAACTGCGAAAGGTAGAACGTTCGGCTATGATGTTATAGATACAAAATTATACATTAATGAAGAAGAAGCAAAACAGTTACAACTGATTTATGATATTTTCGAAGAAGAACAAAGTATAACTTTTTTACAGAAAAGACTAAAAAAATTAGGCTTTAAAGTTAGAACATATAATCGCTATAACAACTGGCTAACTAATGATTTGTATTGTGGTTATGTTTCATATAAAGATAAAGTTCATGTAAAAGGTATTCATGAACCTATCATCAGTGAAGAGCAATTCTATAGAGTTCAAGAAATATTTACTCGTATGGGTAAAAATCCGAACATGAATAGAGATTCAGCATCGTTGCTAAATAATTTAGTAGTTTGTAGTAAATGCGGGTTAGGCTTTGTTCATCGTAGAAAAGATACAATGTCGCGTGGTAAAAAATATCATTATAGATATTATAGTTGCAAGACTTATAAACATACTCATGAACTCGAAAAATGCGGGAATAAAATTTGGAGAGCTGACAAACTTGAAGAATTAATTATTAATCGTGTGAATAATTATAGTTTCGCTTCCAGAAATGTAGATAAAGAAGATGAATTAGATAGCTTAAATGAAAAGCTTAAAATAGAACATGCAAAGAAAAAACGATTATTTGATTTATATATAAATGGCTCGTATGAAGTTTCAGAACTTGATTCTATGATGAATGATATTGATGCTCAAATTAATTATTATGAATCACAAATAGAAGCTAACGAAGAATTGAAGAAAAACAAAAAGATACAAGAAAATTTAGCTGATTTAGCAACAGTTGATTTTGACTCTTTAGAGTTCAGAGAAAAGCAACTTTATTTAAAATCACTAATAAACAAAATTTATATTGATGGTGAACAAGTTACTATTGAATGGCTCTAGTAGCTTGTTTATTTAGATTGTTTAGTTCCTCGTTTTCTCTCGTTGGAAGAAGAAGAAACGAGAAACTAAAATTATAAATAAAAAGTAACCTATTTTTCTGTAGATTGCTTTTTATCATTTATATAGAAGAAAGCCGCTTTTTATTAGATTATAATTGATGTTTTTTGATTTATATTTCACTTCTTGTGCAAATAACGATATAGTAGCAACCTCGGACTTTTTAGTTCGGTGTATTTTTTTGAAATTAATTTATAAAAACACTTGACTACTACGATTATTCGTAGTATAGTGTAAGTATAGTAAAGATAACGAAACGGAGGAATTTAAAATGTATAACAAAGCGGAAATTATGAAACAAGCTTGGAACTGGTTCACTGATAGCAATGTTTGGTTAAGTGATATCGAATGGGTAAGTTACACAGACAAAGAAAAAACTTTCTCCGTATGTTTAAAAGCCGCTTGGTCTAAAGCAAAAGAAGAAGTTAAAGAAGTAGAAAAAGAGATCAAACACATCTCTAAAAGCGAAGAACTTAAAGCTTGGAATTGGGCTGAAAGAAAACTAGGATTACGTTTTAATATTTCAGATGATGAAAAATTCACTAGTGTAAAAGATGAAACTAAACAGCATTTCGGCTTAAGTGTTTGGGCTTGTGCAATGAAAGCAGTTAAACTACACAATGACTTGTTTCCACAAACAGCAGCTTAAAATTATATTATAGAAAAGGAATGTGATTAAAATGACAATAACAACAGCACAAAAAAGATATTATGACGCGATGAATGAATTTGAAGCAATTATCAGTAAAGAATTAGAACAAACACCAGCGTTTTCGCAGGATTTACTTAATGACTCTGACTACTTAGTTATTACAAAAAATGAAGCGTATGCAGTAGCACTTTGCCTGCTCGATGATGACAAGCTATATTTAGATGAAACTTTAGTTCACTCGACACGTTTGAATATTGAAGATGAAACTTATTATATTAACTTTGTAGTAACTAATGAAGATGATTTTAAACTAGCTACAGATGAAGATAAGGAAAAACACGATAAACAAGAAGTAATTATAAAAAGTGAGTTTAACTAAAAATATGTCAATAAAACTATTAGATGAATTCTTAAAAAAACACAGTAAAACGAGGTATCAGTTAAGCAAACTGACTGGTATCTCGCAAAACACATTGAACGATTACAATAAAAAAGAGTTAAACAAGTATTCTGTTTCATTCTTGCGCGCACTCTCAATGTGTGCAGGAATATCTACATTTGATGTTTTCATCGAGCTAGCAGAATTGGAAAAAAGTTATGACGATCTTGCAGGATTTAAACACCTGTTAGACAAGTACAAACTCTCATTTCCTGCACAAGAATTCGAATTATACTGCTTAATCAAAGAGTTTGAGTCTGCTAATATTGAAGTACTTCCTTTTACGTTCAATAGATTTGAAAACGAAGAACATGTAAATATAGAAAAAGATGTTTGTAAAGCACTGGAAAATGCTATCACTGTGTTAAAAGAGAAGAAAAACGAATTGATATAACAAATGCGCTAAGCTTATGTTTAGCGTGTTTTTTTTCATAAAAAAAGCCCTAACGGTGGGTTAGGGTGATTAAGATTTTATTATTACTTCTTTGAGCCTATTATATCGAATAAACATATCATACTCATTAAGTTGACTCGTTTCAGGTGTATGTAAAACATACTCGAAACCATTTCTCGAATAAAAATCAACATATTCATATAAAGCTGATACTTTTAATGCTGAAAACCCTATTCTTTCTTTAATATCACAAATTAACACTTCAAACACTTGTTTTAATAACTGTGTCCCATATCTATATTCATTGTTTCTTTGATATTCTTTATTCAATGCAATATATGCTAAATGAATAACAGGATAGGTTTGATTCCCTCCATCAGCAAACATAGTATTACTATCAAAACCCGGTGTATGCCGGACAAATTTATCGTTTCTTCTTGTAAACTCGATTACTCCAGCGTTTAATGTGTAAAAACCAAGTATCCTTTTTTCTTTATTATCATAAACTATGGTAGTATTAGCTAAATTAGAGAGGTTTAATTCGCGTGATTCTTTATATAAAAAATTATTAATGGAAGGGTTATGACAATCAAACGTTTCTTTATTTAAATCACCAACATATTCAACAACAGAAAATGTTGAAACATCGAATTCTTTATCTCTTGTCATTAGTAATGTTCATCTTTGGAATTTGTGCAAAATTCTCTCTTATACTAGCAATTGCTTTTCTTTCCGAAATATTATTAATAGTAGGATTGAACTTTTCGCCTAATAATTTTTGACCCTTAGCATCATCAACCATGATTGTTGTTTTAAACTGAACGCCTACCATTTTCATCCCTCCAAGTTTTAAGTCCTTACAATATATACTATACACATTTAGCTTAAAAGTAAACATTTTTTTAAATTCAAATCATCTTAAACAGCTTTTAAATGCTTTTATACGTGCTTAACAGCGCTTAACAGCTACAAAATGATGTCATATTCATTTTAGCTTATTTATTAGCTTTTAAAGTATCGCAAAAGTATCCTTAAATAAAAAAGCCCCCACAAACGCGAGGGCAACAAACTAAATCTTTTTAACAAACTTCGTGTTAGCAGTGAGATAGTAACCGCTCTTCGTCTTCAAGCGAGGTGTTCCGCCTTTCGTTTTCCCCATCCCTGAAATCGTGAAGACTGTGCCTGGCGGAAATGTTCCACCTGTTTGGTTTTTTGTTGTAAAGTCTACTGATTTGTATAGATCACATTGTACTAGTGTTTTAACTTTTCGCGGATTTTCTGTGTAGTATGTGTTTTTGCTTGCTGGTGTGTGTGGTTTTCCTGCTTTTAACTTCGCTAATAATGTTGTGTTCTGCGTTGCTGTTCCACTGTAATTTTTAATTCCGTAACTTGTCGCTAGTTTTTTGCGATTCGCAAAGCTTGAATCTAGTTTATTTAAATTCATATAATCTACTAATCCTAGACTGTTTGTGTTTGTGTCTGCGCTCGGTTTAGATGAATTACTAGTACTAGCTCCTTTTCCAAAAGTATCAGTCCCATAGCCTTTATAATTAAATTGAAGGTGCGGATTGTCTACAAATCCAGACCAATCACCACCCCACTCAAAACCTAAAGATTTTGCCTTTGCCACAAATTTCTTGCCTTTGTCTGAACGATAAGCACCCCAATCGACCGTTTTACCTTTCGCCATGACGAAATCTAGCGCTTGTCCTACCAAGTGATAAGAGCGCATTGTTTGAGACGCTCCACTGTTAACATTTGCGGCTTGTTGTTCTTTCGTTCTAATTGTTTCGTAGATTAATACTTCAATCCCGTTGCTTTCAGACCAATCTAGCAATTTTCTAGCTGCCGCTTTCGTATTGTCTGCTAACTTATTTACATTCGCTAAACTTCTACTATAATAATAACTTGTCATTATTTATCATCCTCTCCATATTTTTTGCTTCGATTAGTAAATTGTTCAAATAATCCAGTACCGCCAGCTCCTGCTAAAGCGCCTGCCCAAATCATCGTTGCAAGCGATCCAGAGCCATCCAAAAACGTTGCTAATGCGCCCAGAATAGCCCCAATAAGTATGCTAACAGTCGGAAGCCACTTAGACGGGACTAACTCTGTCTTCTTAATCGCCTGAACAAACACAGGTGTTACAACTACTAAAAATGTCATGTAAACTAGTAACTCTTTTCCAAACTCCATTTCTATCATCCTTTACTTCGTTATTTTGTGTTCCAACAAATCTACTTTGTGAGCTAACTTTCCGACTGATTTAGACAAGCTGTCAATTGATTGTTGTTGCTGTTTCATCATGTCATTTTGCCTATCCATCAATCGCTGTTGTTCGTTCATCGTACTTATAAATTTATCTCTCTCTTCTTTCGATTCCTTATTACGCTTCTCTCGTTCTTCCTCCACTTTTTCGCGTTCTTCTTTCATTTCTATTCTTACAATTTTTGAATCATCCCAAATTCTTTTTGTGATAATTAGTAAGATTATAAAAAGCGCTACAAAGAGCGCCGCGAAGAACATTTCTTTCGCTAAAGCATAATCAAAAACTTTTGTTAGCCCATCATACATTTTCATCATCCCCCATAAAAAATAAGCCTATTCGGCTTCTATTTCTTCTGACTGTATTCGTTGTTGTTCTTGTTTTAGCTCATCCACTTTTGCTTTTACCTGACCTCGCAAATTCGCAGGAACTTCTTCAATAGTTTTTCGATTATTCATCACTAAATTCACGTAAATTGGTATCATATAAGCCATTTCATCACCCTAAATTACTTTCGAACAATGCCGCTAACGCTTCTTGGGTGAGTAGTAATTCCTCTCTTAATTTTTCTATTTCCGTTTTTTCTGCGGGTATGATTGGATTTTCTAATTCCCATCTTTTCTTGTCTTCGTCCCAATCTTCCCCATTCCAACGCGGATAATACATTGCTCTTGCTATGCCGTTTTCGATTATGGAAGGTTCAATATTTGTAGAATTTTTCGGTTGATTGATTAAACCTTTTTCATCTTCAAACACAAGTATTGTTTCGAGATAATTGCCATTTTCATCATATGCGTAAAACTGTTTATAGTTCATGTTTACTCCTCCTAATTGCCAACTTCGTATAATATCGTTGAAAGGCTTACGTACGAAGGATTAGCATTATCTGTAGATGACACTTGTAATAGCTTTCCGTCAACTGGAATAGCAATACGACCACCGTTCCCGTTATTTGAAGTGGCAGCACCGTAATAAGTGACAATTGGTCTTGTGCCAGCGGGCATTGTTGCAAGAGTACTATTTGCTGTACTAATAAATGTACCAGCAACTGATCCGCGGAATTCAGCAAAAGTTTTCAAACCGGTAGAAGTTTGTTTTGCTACCAGTCGATATTGAGGTGTATTACTGTCGCCAGTTGAGTAACCAGAGGCGAGGGGTACATTTATCCAAGCTCCGTAACTATCCATCTTGCTATCTGTATATGCTTTAGCAGAGTTTAATGCACTATCCGCTTTTGCTTGTGATCCCGCAGTATTTTCTTTTGTATTCCAATTTGTTTTATCAGTCATCGTCACATGAATGTTTGTGTTGTTTATATGATTTTCAAAATCTGCTTTTTGGGGAAATTGGTCTGGATTAAGACTATCGAATGTGTTTTTTAATTCAGTAGCTTGTCCTTGCAAATCATCAATTTCATTTTGAAGAATTTCCACTTTTTCGTTAAATATTTTTTCGTAATCATCCCATTTTTCAACATAATAGGTAGCAACGGGCAAAAAATTATCATCAATCATCGCTTTTTCAATAACAAAACTAAAACGATTGATTTGCATTGTTTGATTTGGATATTTAACGTACAATTCTGCATTAGCTTGTCCGTCGTGACTTATTTGCTCATCAGTCAATGAGTATTCAAAAACACCTTCTGTTCTGTTAATTATTTCTGGATTAACAATGTAGCTACTTTCGTATTTTTTGCCAACAGACAATACCATAGCAAGCGTTACCTCTGCCGCGCTTGAAAGTGGTAAATTGTTATCATCTTTTTTTGCAGTAAACTTTAATCGCGCAGTCCCTCCAGAGTCTTGCGTACTAAATTTTATCTGAGGAACATTAGCTTTAGCGTTCTGTGCACTAACAGAAAAATCAAGAATAGCTGATTTAAAGATTTGATTTGTCATTAGAATATCTGACCTCCCGCTTGTTTCAATTCTGCGGTAGTAGCGTTTAAAACTGGCGTACCAGACTTAACCAAAATGCCTCCGCTAGCAGCTTTTAAGCCGACATTCGAAGTTGCTTCGCATGTATTTGTTGATGCAAATAAAGCGTGTCCCATGTACTCGGACGACATAATAATGTTTTGATTTTTAAAATAGTTGCTATAACAGTTACCTCGAGATTGATTGTATTGCACAGTTGTAATATTAGTTGCTTTCAAATTAGTGTCAAATCGGCATTTAGTAACTGTGCCGTACCAGCACCTTGCAAACTGAATTACCGTAGAATTATTATTCACTGCCGTACTCATAGAATTAAGTCCTTGTACCACGCACTGAAACATGATGCCAGAAAACAGAATACTTTTAACAAAAAAACCTGTTTGTCCAGTTGTTGGGTCGATTGTTGCTAAATTTGTAGGCTGGATATAAAAGCATTCTGCGCCGCTGAACGACTGTACTACTACATCTTCGTTATATTGCCCCGGCTCACAAAAGATATAAATAAAGCCTCCTACTTTTACTTTCGGAACCATATTTACAGCTTTTTGAATCGTCTTGAATGGTGCATCAATAGCTCCTGTTCCTGTTACATCATTTCCGTTTGTTGAACTAACATAATACTCAATATTTGATGCAGAATTACCGTACAATTCATCTAGTTTACTTTTTAATACTTTATTTTCTTCGTTTACTGTTTGAAGTAGCGCATTTGATTCAGCTAAATCACTTGCAATTGCTGAATAGTCACCATTTAGCCGCGAGTTTAAAGTGCTGTAGACTTGACCGTTTTTGCTAGTTCTAGCATCTACTACTTCAGTAATATTATTTCCGCCAGCTTCTAAAACAACATTATCAATTCTGTTATTAGTTGCATTTATATCTACATCTTTTGCTAATGAATCTTTTTCTAATTTTTCCATATTAGCATTAAACTGCTGATACTTATTAGAATCAAAAAGTGTATTTCCCCATTTATCAAGATTTAACATCTATTTCGCTCCTTTCAATACTTTTGCTAATTGGGCCATTATTGATACTATCGACTTTTTATTATTTGAAAGTGTGATTTCTGGCGCTTTTATTGTGAATGGGTATTTTTTATATGCAACTATCTGCACATCATAATCAATGCCAAGCGGTTCATAAATAAATAGAACATAATCACCTTTTTCACACTCATAATCATTCTTCAATATCACGCTTCCTGTTGTTGCTGGATAGTCTTGTAATTCAAGTTTAAGTCGCCTTTGCATGTTACCTACAACAGTGTATCGTTCATCTGAAACGGGTTCTTGCCAACGAATGCCCCATTTTTCTGCTTCCGGGCTAGTGTATGTGACTGGAGAAAAATAGTTATTTCCGTTACTATCAACTTTTCCATATCCTTTAATTTTCGTTTTTAACGAAAGAGTATCAATATCAAAACTTGCTTCGTCTGTATTGTATTTATATCTGATGAAATTTTCTGTCTTAGCTCCATAATTTTCGCGCGGTTTAAATACTAAGTGTCGATTGTCTGGTATAACGACTACTCCATAATCATCGAGTAATTGATCAATAAGTGTTAAGTAGTTGTTATTTCCAAAGTTTTCTTGTTGAACTTTTTCTAGTATATTGGAAGGGTCTATTATCTCCCATGAAAAGCCCCTGCTATCAGATTTAAAGATATGAGTTAAGCACTGTTCTAAAGTAAAAGAACCTGTTATAGTGTCGTCTTGTCGCCCATCTTGACATGTATAATAAATGTGAGGCGCTTTAATATCTTTCGATAGCGTTTTTCCGACAGCATCATGACTTAATTGTTTAACGACAAATTCTTGCCCTCCAAAAAAAACAGAACTTTCATAATCTAAAAAAGAATAGCAGTTGGCATTTTTATTTGTCTGTGTAACTTTAAATTCAATGTTCCACATTTCGTTTTCTGTCCAGGTTTCACAAAAACTTTCTTTATCAAAATCTGTTAATATTTCTTCGTTATTCTTCCAAAAATCAGCAACTATAATATCGCTATTCATGTATTCACCTACTTATACAAAAAGGAGAAATCCCATCTCGTATCTAAATGACTAGTATTACTAATTTCGATAAGATTTTCTCCTTTTTGCAAACTTATTAAACCGTGATTTGTTGAGCGCCCACAAGGATTACCGTTTATTCTAGGTGTAGCAGAGTCAATTACTAACGTGTCTGTAGCGCTTAGAGCAGGATAATAGATAAATCTATCTCCAGTTGTAATGTTGTTAATAACTAATTCTCCTTCATTTTGTCCTCTTATCGTTATGGTTAACTGGTGTTCGCGCGGATCTATGTCAAAACTACCGCCATTATAAATAATGAAACGGCTTTTAGTGTGTGTATATCTATAATCCTCCATTGCTAGACCTTGGCCGAACTGCCATTTATCGCAATCAATTTCAGAATCGCTAAGCGTAGAACTTAGTGATTCTGAATAACCTCGAAACACATCGAATTCAAGTGTCAAATCTGCGTATCCCGGCGCTTTACGGTAAATAGCAACGCCACTAGGATGTACTCTATATTTTTTACCAGGCGTTTTAGAATGAACTAAAAAGTATTCTTTTCTCTGATAAATAAGTTCCAATAACTCATCTAATTTAATATGATATAAATCCGCTGTCTTAGTCTGAAAATGGCACAAAATAGAGATAGGAAACATACTAAAGTTACTATCTGTTGTTCTGGCGCCATCAGAACCAGCGAATTCAGTGTAATTATTAACTATTTGTGGCGGTTCTCTGCTCACTTCTCCTACCTCTAAATCAAATAATTCATTAAGCATATATGTTTTACCTTCAATTACTAATGCTAGTGATGTAGCCATGTTATAGCCCCTTTCCGTAAAATGCTAATGAAGTCGAATTGCCTAGGTGATTATTAGTGCTATCAGCAATAACTTTTCCATCAACATTTAAAATAATAGGCCTACCGCCAGATTTTTCAATTGCATTGATTAAGTCAGAATTACTATTATTTTTAGATTCATTCTCTACAATAGCTTTGACTGTAATAGTCCTGTTTAGATCGCTACTTTTTAGCCCCAACGCTTTTTCAGCTGAAACTTTCGGCAAAGTGATAGTCGGAACGGTCATATTAGAAGCTGCGTTTACTACTTTATCGACCATTTTGTTAGTCGATTGAACCGCACCTTTAGCGCCAGCTAAAACACCATTTCCAAGACCGCCAGTAAAGAATTTACCAAGCTCGATAGCCACGCGTGAAGGTGAATGGATTTTAAGCGCTTTTTTAACTGAATTAGTGATCGTGCTAGCGATACTCTTAGCTGTTTTTTCAAGTTGCTTTTTCTGACTGTTAAGCCCGTTTATCAAACCTTTTGCCGCGTTGATACCAGCGGAATACATCGCATTAGCAGCTGTGTTACCCATTGACTTAGATGCTGAATTGATTTGATTCTGCGTGCTATTAATCGCTTTGATTGTCTTAGCATCAGATTTAGCAAGAGCTTGCGCATAAGATGAACCGTTCTCTACTCCCGATTCCAAGATATCGCTTATAATGTCCTTGCTAACGCCTTTTTTGCGCAATTTTTCCACATTCGCTTGAAAAGCTTTGATTTCTTTTAAGCGTTTTTGCATTTCTTGCTGAATCGACTGCGGATTTTCTGCGTCTACGTTGCTAATAGAACCATAGCTTTGCATTTTTTCAGTGATTGAAGCTGCATACTCTTTACTTTGCTTCGTCAAGTCTGCCATTTTTGTGTTAGCGGCTTTTAATTGAGCGACTACTTTATCACGTTTCTTAGCTGTTGCAGCTAATCTGTTTGTTTGTTGAGCGATATAACCCTCAATGCTATTTAATGCTTTAGCTTGTTTGAGTTGACCACGACTCTTATTCTTAGAATGCAAACCTGCGTCAATAGCTGAGGATACTTTGTCTTTCAACGTACTAGATAGTTTTTTGATTTGCTTTTCAGTCCCTAACGCTCCTGCGACAAGATTACTTGCCGCTTTCGTAACTGCTTTTGTTTTGCTCGCAATTCCCAGCGAATAACCAGAACCAAAATCGCCACCTAGTTTTTTAGATTTCTTAGAAGGTGAATGCGAGTCTTGTTTTTTCTGTACAGCTGCTAATGCTTTCGCTGCAATACTAGCAGCAGCTTCTCCTACAGCTCCCGCCCCGCTTCTAATTCCGTTCGCAAAACCTGCCGCGAAATCAGAACCAACTCCACTAGAATCAACCGAAGCTGCCCCGCTTTTCGCAGAACCTCCAACGCTTGTTCCAGCAGAAAACGCCCCATCTTTTCCGCCTAAAATACCGTTATTAAACCCTGAGCTGTTTTTCGAACCTGTCATTTTGAACAAATTCGGGTCAAACGCTCCGCTTTTCGCATTATTCTTGATTTCCTTACCAGCAGACTTATTTGCTTCAGCGGTGCTTTTCACACCTTTTGCTTGAGCATCTCCTGATTTTTTACCATTCTTTTCCATCTCTCCTGGTAATGGGTCAGCACCCATTTTTACGCCATCAAGAAGAAACTTTCCTGCTCCTTGAAAATCGCCTGATTTGATAGCTAAAAGGAATTGGTCTTTTCCGCTCTGACCATTCAAAAACATACTATTCGGAAGCCCTGAAATAGTATTTAAAACGTCGTCATTGATTTTTAATGCTGCTGTTGTGTAGTCTCCGCTTTGAAGTGCGGTTACAAACGCTTGTACTCCTTCGCCTCCGCGTTGACTCATGACAGCAGCTAGCCCGGCTAACGTATTATCAATGGAACCACTTACTTTTACAAAGTCTTGCCAAACGGCACCTAATTGTTCATCACTAATATTTCCCATTTCTGACAAACCTTTTGCAAAAGTTTCTGCGTTTAAAGTCCCGCCGTTCGCGATAATAGCATTCATTTCACTAGCCCATTTTTGTAAGTTTCCAGCTAATGTTTTGTTCTTCTTAGTTTGTTCGTCAATTTGAATTTGATAGTTTGCTTTTTCAGTTTCAGTTGTAGCATCGCTTTTTTTTCTTTTCAAATCAGCTAGTTCTTTTTCGCCTATTTCAACGGCTTTTTTTCTATCGCCATATAAGCTTTTTTGCACTTCAATGCTTGTAGCGCGTTCTTTTTCGTTTAACGTCTTGCCGTTTGCTAATTTCAACAAGTTACCTTCTACATATAGTTGATTTTGTTTTGCCAACTCTGCTTGGATATCGGCAGTTTGTTGTTGTAAAAATTTCTTTTGTTGTGCCGTTAACTCTGTACCATCAACCCATTTATTATCTTTTAGTAGTTTTGCATAATCTGCTTGAAGAGTTAAAAGGGTACCGTTATTTTTGTCAATCTCTGCTACTAACGTTGCGTTTGCATCTGCTATAGCTTTTTTACGTTTATCTCCTTCTAAGCTTTGCGCTTTTTCCATAGCAACACTATATTTATCTTGCGACTTTTTAGCTGATTCTTGATATTGTCCGTAAAGTTCTTTGGCTGCATTTAAGAATGATTTAGTTTTCTCACTAAGTTTATTGCCGTACTGATCTACACCGCCAGATAGCATTGTATCGATAGCTTGATTTGATTTAGTAACAGTTGCTTCTGTCTGCTTTGCTGTTGATTCAACTAATTTCAAACTACTAGATATTTTTTTATTCGACGTTTCCGCTTTTGTTCCAGTCTTTTCTGCTTCTCCTCCCATTTCTTTGAGCGATTCAATTGTCCCAGTTAGGGCATAATTATCTTTATTGAATGCGTCTTTAATTGCAGAACCAGCGTCTACAAAAGCATCTTTTGACTGCTCAAGGCTTTTCTTAGCCCCCTTTAAGTCACCACTGAGTGCTTGAAACGCCGCTTTAATAGCATAATAAAGCCCCTGTAAACCTTTAATCGCAACCAGAACAATTCTGGCTAGCACTTGAATAATATCAACGACAGTCGCTAACACAATACCAAAAGCGACCCAAACGCCAACACCAATATATTTCAATATATCTTTAAATCCGCTCCCTACAGGCTTCAAAGCAGATACAATTTGTTTAAAAACATCTACTATCTTGCCGAAAGAGTTTTTAACTGCATCGAACATTCCAGATAGAAAGCCTTTAATATTTGCTGTATTTTCTTTAAAAGCTGCATACATGCCATATAAAACTGCAATTACTGCACCTACAATAGCTATTACTGCGCCAGAAGTTACAATAAAATATTTTATTGCAAAGGCTAGGTTTTTTATAGCAGTGATAGGGTGTCTAATAGTTTTTGCTAGTTTCATGAAACCTGTAGCAATAACAAAAAGACCGTTCTTCAAAGGAACAAACATTTTCCCTATATTTGAAAAAGCTACATATACACTAGAAACAGCTTGCAAAGCCAACATAGCGCTTACTACTTTCAAGATAGTTGGGGCAAGCTTTACCATAACAGGTATTAATTCTTTTATTTTCTGAATCATATCAGAAAGCTTTTTCTGAAATTCTGGACTAGCTGTTACTGCCGCAAACTGTTTAAATGCGTTTTTAGCAACATCTAGCGCTTGAATAATCGGGCCTTTTAAATTTTCTGCAATGTTGGCCAAGCTTTTAACTGCTGCTGTTTTCATGTTTGCAAATGACCCGCTAATAGTATTACCTGCTGTTTTTGCAAGTCCTGCCATTTTTGCAGTATTACCAGCCATTCCTGTAGTACCTTCTTCGATACCTTTCGTTAGCATTGCAATAGCTTTAGTTGATTCCAGCGACCCCTCAGATACATATTTTTTCATTTCTCCAACGCTTTTACCTGTCGAGTTTGCTAGAATTTGCCAAGCAGGAACGCCAGCATCTACTAATCTGTTAATATCATCCGAATAAGCGACGCCAGATGCTTGTAAAGCTGAAATAGCATCTGTCATCTGGTCTATTGATTCCGATCCGTTACCAACGCCGTACGCCGCATCAGCAATAGCAGTGAATACAGGTTTTACATTTGCGGCTTGCATACCAGCGGCTACCATTTTCTTAGCGCCTAATGCGACAGCATCGAGCGCAATTGGCGTGCCGTCAATAGCTGCTGTTAGGTCTGTCATAACTAACTGCGCATCTTTTGCCGAACCAGTAAGGACTGTTAGTGATTTAGTCGCTGTATCAATCGTATCAACACGACCGATTGCGCTACCTACCACGTTTTTTGTTGCTGCAATTAATCCGAATGCTGCCGCTAATCTGAGAATACTAAAACGAGCTTGTTCCGCTGGTTTTTCGACTGAATTTTTAAGCGCTTCACGCATCCCAGCGCCTGCACCTTTAGCTGCTGACCTAGCCGCATTAAAACCACTAACTAATCCATTTTTAATTAGTGAACCCGTACTTTTAGCGGCATTTCCCAGACCTTTTAACGCTGATATTCCAACTTGACCAGCTGTTTTCGCTCCAGATTTAATTGCACTAAAACCATTTGTTAATGCTGTTTTTACGGTAGTTCCTGTTGTTTTCGCCGCACTCACTACTGCGCTAAACGCTGTTTTCATTGCGCTACTTACTGCTAACGCTGCTGATTTTGTAGCGCTAGGAATAGCTTTCACAGCGCTAATAGTTCCTTTTACGCTCATATAAGCAGCAACTACCACCGCTTTGTAAGCTACTACGAAACTGTTTTTCACTGCTGTAGCCGCTGTTTTAGCTGCTCCTGGAATACTTTTAATAACTTTTACAGTTGTTTGGGCAAAAGAAATAGCAGCCATTTTAGCTGCTTGTAAACTACTTACTAATGCTGATTTAATACTACTTCCAGCACTTTTAATAGCGCTAGGGATGGATTTAATGACATTAATTGATATTTTAACAGCTGACATAATACTACTTTGTACTGTCTTAGCAATTGAAAAGAAGCCGTTTTTGATATTAACTGCTGTGTTTTTGATACTCGTTCCAAGATTTTTAACCGCTGTAATAGATGCTTTAGCAGCGTTTACGAATCCAGTTTTTACAGTGGATGCAAGTTTAGATAGTGCCGCTTGTACATTAGAAGGTAACTCACGTATAAAGTTTAAACTAGCTTTTAAAGCATTTGAGCCTGCGTTTCCCATGCTTTTAAACGCATTAACAAATGTGTCTTTTAATCGTTTTGATTGACTAGCAATATCAGACACTGCTTCTCTGTATGCTTTATCTAATGCCGCCCCAGCGTTTGTTCCTGCTTTTGCCAAATCTTTTTCAAACGCATCAAGTTGTTTATCTGCTTTTTTATCGTCTAAACTAATCTCAATTACTACTGATCCATCGCTCATGTTCTCACCTCTAATCTTTTAACTTATATCTGTTTTTCAGTTTAATTAATTCGTTTCGTTCTTTTTCTGTTCCTTTCCCAGAAGGTAATTCCGCTTGCCTAATGCCGATTATCGTTTTAATTGTTGTATCATCACGCAAACTTTCTAACAATGCTCTAAACTTATACCAGTGCATTTTCCCTCGACTATCTAATAAATCAATATTGTAGTCTTGTAAAAAAGAAGCGTAGATATAATCCGCATCTTGCGTTAACGAATATGAAGCAATTTCTTCCGCATCGTCATTGTTGTTTGTAGCGCTTGGCATCTTGTTTCCGTCGATATCATAAAGCAGACCATCATCATTTTCTTTAACAATATAATTAGTGAAAATATCAATAAGTACCAGTGATTTTTCTTCAATATTCGCGTATTCGTCTTCCTCATTTGAACGTGGCCAAGGCATATCATCAGCAAAAAGCACATCAATTGCGAGGTTAGCTCTGAACACATCAGACAAACTATTATCTTCCGTTAAATCAATCACTCTTAGAACGTTGTCAAAAGCTAAATCGAGCTTATATTCTTTCCCTTCGTATTCGTAAATATCATTAACTCCAAAAGCGAGCGAAAGCATTTAAATCACTTCGCTTTTTTTGTCATTTTTGCTTTATATTTCTTTTGAATTTCATTTTGTTGTTTTTCTACTGAACCAACGATACTTTCTGCAACTTGATCGTATACTTGATACATTTTTAAAATATCTTTGCATTGCTTGTAACATTTAGAGAATGCTTCTTCGTCGTCTAATAAAACTGCATACGCTTCAGTTAAAGCTTCTTTAACATCTTCTTCTAAAGCAAAATAATCTTCTGAACTCATTTCGTCTGTATTATCAATGTTGTATTTATTTAACTTTTCCAGTTTCTTCTTGTACTTCTCATCTGCTTCAATCCATTTGCGGCGCATTTCATCACCTAAACCGACTCTAAACAGTTCCGTGCCAAGTTGAAACTCTTGATATGATTCTTCTAATTGAATATTGATTACATTATTTTGTGCCATGTATGATTTCCTCCAATTTAAAAGCCCCTACTATAAACGTAAGGGCTTCATTTATTAATCTGCTGCTTCTACTGTTACTTGTACTACTTTGTTGATAGAAGTACTTTCTTTAGATGCAACTGTTATGTTTGCTGTTCCTTCTGCTACGCCTTCACCTGTACCCACGCTATTGATTTTTGCCTTCGGTGGATTAGATGAAGTGTAAGTTACTTCTTGACTAGCTCCCACTGGCAATACAGAAGCATTAATAGTAAATGTTTCTCCTACTTTAACGGTAATTGTATTGTGGCCCACTTCGACGCTGGACGGGCTCTCCTCAGGGTTTTGTAACCGTAGGTGTTTCATCATAAGCGATGCGGCAACCAAACGCTGGGAATTCTGTAGCATCGCCGCCACCGGCCGAGCCTTTAATTTCCGAAACAGTCGCTTTACCGATAGCTGTTTCGGTATCTGGGATTTCGATTTTAAACATAATGCTCCGATTTTCTGGCGTTCTACGTTTAGCGACAATTAAGTTTTGCGCTTCGTCTTCGCGATCGTGTGTTCCTTCGAATGTGTAAGCTTCCGAATAACCTAAAACAACCGTTTTTTCGTTTCCATCTCCATCGTAATCGCCTTGCTCTTCGGTGTTGTCTGAACCATCGTCAGACACGTTTGTAATCCATTTTGATAATCGTTTCCAATCCGGTTCACCTGCACCAGCAACAATTTCAGCAACAGAATATTTCGTTTTTGCGTTTTTAATTCTCATTTTTATTTTTCCTCACTTTCAATATATAATTTGATTTTGAAACCAGCGCTATAAATAAAAGTCCCATCATCGCTAACGGAAACAATATTCGTAACGCTAGTTGTTTCTTTATCCTCCAAAACAAAGCTTCCATTTTGGCTTTGAATACTATCAATTTCCGCATTATCAAAATAAGCAGAAATGGCATTCAACACATCAATCGCTTTCATTTCTTGCTTGCTAGAAGCATTTAGGTTAAAAGAAAAAGACCGCTCATAAGAGCCGTCTTGATAACCTTGTTTGTCGTTATTTGGAGTCAGTAGCAAAGCGATTGACTCGGGTTTTAATATCGCTGTTCTTAATTTCATATCTTTTAAATCTACGTTGTTTTCGATAGCATCCATAATACTATCTAAAAAATCTAATGACATTATAATCCCTCCTCAACCGCTTTTTGCGCTACTTTTTCCCAGACGTCCATTTTATCTATTTTTGCCCGTTGGTCCCATTCAGGACCAGCCAACGGATGGTGTGTTAGTGTGAAATTGAAGTTTATACCTTTATACAGCCGTCGCGCATAAATAGATGTCCACATAATTTCTTTGTCATTCATAATAACGTATTGATTTGACAAGTCACCGCTTAAAAATGGCACATAAAGCGCAATATCAGCGGCCGCTTGGTTAATTAAAGCAAACTGACCTCTTTCTTTCGCCTTTTTTACGCTCCCTTTTGCTTTCGAGAGGTCTACACGTACTTTAATCGGCATCAAATCACCTCGATTTCCCAATGATGCACGCTATTAGAAGTGGCATAACAAGGTATAACTTTGACAATCTTATAAGCTTTTCCAGAGAAAAAAATTCTCGATCTACTTACAAAATCAGATGGCACGTTCATGCTGTTCACTGCATCAATAAAAATAACCGCATCATATCTATCACTATCAGATAATCCCGCAATTTGATTTGATTTTGAGAAATCAACACGAACATGTTCAATCTCTATGCCTTTTTCATAAACGACTTGATTATGTCTATCTTCTTCTTTGTACGCTTCATAACTAATGTTATGAATTAACCAATCGAGAGGTAACGGAGGGGCGTTTGTTATCGGTTTTAATACTTTCATTAACGAACACCTACCCCGTTATAAAGTAAACCTGTGTGCGCTAAATAGGACCTTACATCGCTACCAATCAATCCGCTATTAAGTGATGTAGCAGTTGATGCAAAATTACTATCACTAATAGAAGTTCTTCCGATTGATACGTTATCCGGCTTAGAAACAGCTAACTCACTTGTTCCGCCAGCCTCTTTGAAATACTCGATTTGATTACAAGTAGCTAACTGTATTTGATGCTGAATAAATTCGCTAAACGATTCAATTCCACCTTTCCGTATTCGGTAAAATGTCACTGAATCGATTTTTCTTTCAGCATGCTTTAACAGTTTGTCAAATTCGTCCTGTTCTAAATGCTCCCCAGCGTACTCATCGTTGTAAAATTCTAATGTTGTATAAGGCATATCACTCACTACCTTCCAACAGCGCAACTAACTCCGCTTTTTTCGCATTACTTGCAAATTCGATATTTCTATTCGCAAGCTCTTCTTTCAATTCTGCTACTGTCATAACTGAAAAGTCTTTAATCGGCGCGCTATCAGTTTTACCCGACCGCGCCGCCATTAGTTTCCCGCTTTTGGTTGAACAGCAGAGAACGCTTCATCTTTGACAACCATGAATCCTACTTCAAAAGTTGCTTTGATTGCCGCCATGTCACGTTCAGCTAAGTTTAGCGGTTTCCCAGTTTCATCTGCCACTGTTGTAAGTGTTGCCTCGGTCAAGATTTCGTATTCAACGCCTCTGAGTATTCCGTAATACGCTTGGTTCCAGTCCCCAACCAATTCAGAGATATCTTTGTCACCAAAAGTATATTTAGGTGTGTATGCGATTGGTAAACCAAGGACATCATCAACACCATTTGAGGTAGCAGTATTAAAAATCGGCATACCATTACCATCTTTAGTGCTGCGATATTTAACGCGTTGCTTACGAATCGTTGCAATACCGTTCGGTTCTAAGTCCTCAGCTTCAATCAATCCGATAGCCTCGTTTAAATCATCATACTTATTAGCAGTTTCTTCTACCAAATTACTTGCATCAGTAGCTGATTTTAGAATGTTCCAATTGTATGGGCTTTCTACACCTGTAAAGACCGCTTGGTCAAATTTCTTGTAAAAAGCTTCAACAATTTCAGCTTGCATAAGGCTAAAGAAGTTAGTTACACTATAGTTTAAATTTTCTTTAGTTGTTGGGATAATAACACCCATCTTTTTAGATCTCATTTTCGCTTTTGTGAATGTTGGTTTACTTGTTTGAATGCGTTCCGCTTCATCTACCCAAAAAGCACCAACACCCGACATGAATGTAAATTCTTCTTCTGGTTTTGTCATTGGTACTGCTTTAGCTAATTTCATAGCCGCTGAACCATTTTTCACGCCTGTAATGATTTGTTCCGAAATGTTAATCGGAATAGAACCTGTTTTTGCACTTTGCATTGTCGTTGTATCTGGATTAAAACCCATAATTTATTACCTCCGTTTAATAATTATTTGGTGATTCTGTGCTCATTTAGTATCTGGTTAGGCAGCTTTAATGCGCCTTGTTCCCCTGTTCCACCTGTTTGGTTTCCGCTTACGCCCCATTTGAGTGCTACATTTTCGCTTTCTTGAGCAAACAAATAAGCATCGCTTTCTTGCAATGCCCCTAGCTGTTCGTCAAGGCCTTTCAACCCTTCATCTGTTAATTCTAGTTTGTCGTTATCCAAAAGCGCTCTTACTGCCTTTGGGTTTTTCGCTTTTGCACTAGCAAGAGCCAGTTCAATAGCTGAATTCTTTTTGGTTTCGGCAATTTCAGATTGATAATCGGACTCTAAATCTTTGTTTTTTTGCTGCAAGTCCTCGATTTGTTTTTTCAATTCTTCACTAGTACCAGAATCTTTTTTCAAATCGTCAATATCTTTGTCCCGTTGTGTTAGCTGGCTTTTTAAGCCGTCTCTCTCTGCTTCCACCTCAGATAATTGTTGTTTAGCAGCTGTAATGTCCTTACCGTTTTCAGCCATCACTTTATTAATGACTTCATCCTCCAAGCCTAAACCCTTTAAATATTCTCTTTGCATCTTTGTTCCTCCTCCGATATTTTTACGCGGCAACGACCGCGAGAGCCGTCTTTTTACGACTTCCGAACAGGTCGAATGTTAGGCATATACTTTTTCTCTGCTATACTGCCTAGTTAAATTGTGCGTTTTTACAAATGCTCTTAGCTTGCTTTGCTTCGTTCTAACAGCTTGTTTAGCCTTTTTAACTGCTAGTTCATCGCCTAATTCTTCGGCAGCTGACAGCTTGCGTTTAGCTGCTCTTATGTCGCGTTCCATCAATCGTTGTTGCTGACTTAGCGCATAAACGCGTTTGTTTTCTTCTTCGTCTATTAACTCGCTTTCGTCTGGTGCAATGTTAATGCCTTCAATAAAAGCAAAACGATGATGACGGCAATTACAACCGAAAATTCCATCGCCATAGCCATATCGCAATTCTGGCGAGTAAATAGACATGTATTTATTGCCGTATTTTGAGCGAGTTTCTTCAACAGATAACAAACAGATAACTTTGCCTTGAACAATTGAACACGTTGGTCTAGCTCCTACATGTTGCGAAATACGCACTAAATCAACGCCATATTCATTCATTCGCTCATCTTCAACGCTGTTATAAACGCTGTTGACGGTTGTTCTTGTAACGGTTCGGACGTAAGCCTCTGGTGTCCATCTTTTATTAGCCTTATCTACAAGCGCAGGAACGCCATTTTCAGCGAATTTAGTTACCGTTTCAGCTAATGCTTGTCTATGTGTTTTTAAACCAGCTAAGACGCTCTGTGTCGTTTCGTGAATGATATCTGAATAGATTTGTCTTGCTTGTGATAACATCGTTTGATTGATGCGCTTATAGTTACTTTCCGCTAACTTAAAATAACTTCTCATTACTTTATCGACTATCGTTTGCCCGTCACTTACAAGTGGCAACACAGCGCCCGCTTCAGCTAATTTGCTGAAATAGTTATCTACTTGTTTTAAATCGCTGTATCCTGCATCTTTAACAACAGAAAAAAGCTTCTTAGCAGAAACGCCGGAAGCTTTGGAAATTCGTTCAATCATTTGCTGATCTAGTGCATGAACTTGATTAAGTTTTTCTATTTGCCAAGCAAGCACATTATCTGCGCTGATATTTTTCTTTGTTTTCAATCGGCGAACAATAAGAGTGAACAATTCATTTTCTAAACCTGTATAAACATCAACGATAGGCTGTACAAACAAGTCGAGTTGCCTCGGAGTTAGTGCCATCTATATCACTCCTCTTCGCCGAATATCCCGTTCATGTCGTTGTTAGGCATTTCCGCTTGTTTTTCCTTCGCTAGCATTTCAGCCCATTCATCCGCTTCAGCTTCAGTAATATTCCAAGCGCGCTGTAAAGCAATTTTCAGCGGTATCATACCTTGATTTTTAGCATTCGTATAACGATTGATAGTTGTATCTTCATCTTGTGCTATAGAATCGTCAAAATCGACTGTAATAGTGTCTAACTCAACTACTTCGCCAGAATAAGCTTCGATAAATTTCCCGACCTCAAGAATGCTCACAATCATTTCTTTTATGCCTTGCTCGATTAATTGCGAATGACTGTTTTTAGTTTGATAGGTTTCCGACTTCTCGCTTACAACTTCTGTAGCTGTTTTTAAGCCGTTTTCATCGAAAGTGAATGTGCCAGCAGATAATCCGACCTGCATCGCGTAAATGCGCAACATCGCGTTTATAGACTCGATAAACTCAGTTGAACGAATCTCAACAGATATATCTTTTATCGCTTTGCCGTTGTCGTCTTGGTCACCTTGATATAAAAAGAATGCTTCATCAGTTGAATCGAAATACTGCGTGGTTGAGCCGTCTAGGTTAACAGCCGTTTTAACAAAGCTCGAAGGTACCAACACTTTCTTTTTGCCTAATTTGAATTCTTGATAGTATGAATCGAACATCAAATCAAGCGTTTTTAATGTGTCCAATGCGTTAGCATAAACAGAAATGCCGAGCGGGCTCGTTAGATTCTTGTTATTCGCTATATTAGGTTTGATATAAATGAAAGTCGGACGTGTAAAGTCAGGTAGCGGAACAACTGGCTCAATATCGTCAAACAGCAATGTTAAACTTACTTTTGTCCCAAGCTCGTTCGGGTCATCTGACTGATATAGCTCTGTTGTGACCGTGTATACATCGCCTTGCCACTCATTCCACTCAAGCAACGTATAATATTTATTGTTTTTGTGGAAACTATTAGCAATAACACATTCGTCTACATTCTCGCTATCATTTGAGAGAGGATACATGCAATCAGCTGTTGCAAATGAAACTTTGACGTTTTTATTGCCGTCGTGGTATACCTTTATCACAAAACCGCCCATCGCTTCGCCATACTCAATATAGCGTTCCATGTTCTTCGTAAAACCGTTCGTTTTCAATACATTAAGCACGAATTCCTCAGCGGCTTTATCATCAATATTGATTTTCACTTTCTCATTAAAAAGAAGTTTAGACATGTACTTAGCTGTAACTTTCGGCAAATTCATAGATAATTGACGTCTGTTAACCGGATTGCCATTGTGTTCGTAATTGAGATTATGCCATTCAGCATAATGTCCTTGATATAGCCGCTTCCACATGTCAATATACTTATAATCTTCATCATTAGCATTTACTTTTTTGTGGTCTTTTACATCTTTCAGTGCTTTCAATAGTCCCATTCTCCGCATCACTCCTTTCACTCCCGCAATGATTTGATTAATCAAGGTTTTCACCTCCTAGTATTTGAGCCCTAACTTCCTTAAATTGTCTTTAACATAGTACTGAAAAGCATCACACGTATGATCGTCTTCTTTGACGACTTCGGGCTTGTCTGTGTTGATTGTTTTAACATCCCATTGATACTTTCTATGTTCCTCGATGAATATTTGATTTTCCGGAATATCAAGATAATAAAAACGACCTTGCGCGAGTAAATCACACACAAAGTCAATCATATCCACTTTTTTACCTTTTGCGACGGGGTGTAAGCTAACGCCGTAATCTTTATAATATTGATTGCGAAGCCCCCCCTCTGCGCTATCTACTGTTTGCATATCAACATTTGTATTGTAGTTTCCAACTACTTTAGTCATAAAATCTCGCAACTCCTTTGAATACTCGCTAGGTGCTTTTTTAACAACTTGATTAGCAGGACTATAATAGTATGTGTTAAGCAAAATAACATTTCTTTTTGCAGTGAGACCAAAACTTAGATATGTTGTGGCTGACACTTGATGTCCTGTATCAATAGCAAAGTCAATTAAAATAAGCCTGTCATCCGCAGGAATAGCTTTAAGCGGCTGAAACAGGTTCATGTTATAAACATTATCACCAAGACCAATTACCTCGCCTAAATACATCCAGCGGTAATAATCGAGGTCATTCTTTTTGTACTTCTCAATTTTCTTAATGATTTGTTTAGATAAAAAGCCTTTTTCATCATCCAAATAAGTAGTGTGATGTATTAAGTAATCATCGTCACTACGTTTACTATCTACATATTCATTCACCCATTCATATGGATTGCGAGGCGGGTTAAATGACATGTATATTGTAACTTCTTGTCCTTGTGGCAAATCTTCACGAATGAATGTATCTTCTACAACGTCAATATCAGTTACACCGGAAAATTCCGCTAATTCCTCAAACCACAAACCGCTAACATAGCCGACTGGAATTTTCATCGATTTTAGTTTAGCGGGATCATCACAACCAGAGAAATAGAAGCCTGTCCCCCAAGTTTTGTGGACAATTTCCATTGGCGACTTACCAAATTTAAATTGGTCAGCAACACCCATTTCATACAAAGCCCATTTGATTTGCTGATACACTGACTTATAGAGCGTATTTGCTACTTTACGCAGGCACACCATGTTAGACATTGGATTAGCCATTTTCTTTTCTACGAGCTTTAAACTGATAACAGACGACTTCATAGAAGAACGCCCGCCCTTAGCGATGATGTGATTATGTTTAGATAGCCACAAGTCATAAAAAGCGGGATTAATCATATCTATTACATTGATAATCTGATAATCAATTAGTTGTTTGTGTATCGTCGCGTTCATCGTTGCCACCTGCCTTTTTGTCAAGGTAGGCTTGCATTTCGTCAACGTTTGACATGATAATTGTTGTTATCCCTTGATTGCTTTCTTGTTTTGTATCTGCTCTTAACTTATCAATTTGCGCTTGAATAAGTTCTTCTTGTAATTTGTCTCTACCGCCTGCTGCATGGCGCTTAACTATTTCCTTCAATGCGTTTATGCGTTGGCTTATTTCAGGTTCTTTATCTATAACATCGTAGTTATCTCCGTAAGTCACAACGACCTTTTCTGTCATTTCACCGCGAGCTATTTCAGTTAGCAATTGCATTGCTTCCGTGTAGTCCATAACACGATCTGCTTCTAACTTCTCTAAAGCGTTGGCTATATAGTCTTTGATGACTGGTTTTGACAAGTTTTCGGTCGCTATACGATTAGCCGTTTTCAAACTATAACCAGCCAAGCGAGCGGCTTCTGTAGCATTACCGCATTTTATATATTCATCCGCAAATCGTTTTTGTTTTTCGGTTAGTTTCACTACATATCACCACACTCCCT